CTGCCAATATCATACTTCTTTCAAGTACTGGTAGAAGAATACCAAAAAGGGCCTCTTGTTGTGATTCTTCATAAGCTCCTGAGGATTCACCAAAACCGGTTTTCATCATCTTTCTTAGTATTTGACGTCAAAAATAGTTTTCGCACTTCCCTCACTTACACGTAGAATGTTATGACTTAGTGCGTATATTCGCAATTGTCTTGCATAGTCTGCACATGGTGTTAGACTTAATTTTAGAATTTGTTCTTTTACAAGACTAAAGTTGACTTGTCCGGTTGGATACCACTTCTCCGGTTCAAGAGCAAAACTATAGGAATAGAATCTTCTCAAAAGTTGTGTTTTGGAGTGGTGAATTGCAGACTGAACTGCTTTGAGAAATATAACACTACCCGTCTTTTCTGTAATAATTGGTTGTCCATCTAGATCAAGTGTAAGATAATCAAGATTTTCATATAAAATAAACTTTCCACCTGTATCTGCGAGAGTATTATCATAATCAAATGGTGTTATAAATTCTCCTTCTCCTGTACCTACATCTCCCTGTCTCTGAATGACAAAGTAAAGTTCCTTTACAGGATTTACAAAATCTAATTTAAAATTACCCGTTTGCACAGCCTGTGCGATATCAAAAACATTTTGTTGAATCTGTGTTATAACGTAATCAATTTTCCGGTTTTCAATTTTAATTCTTTCACATGAGTCCAAAAATATTACTTCTGCACACAGTTTAAAATCTTTCAGATGAATACTTCCAGGTGTTACTGGTTGAAGTTCTCCGGTTGTTCCTTTTATTATAAGATGATCGTGGTTACGAAGTTTAATTTCAACTTCAATTTCTTGTTTTTTTATAGCGCATAATGGTATTGCCAGTTCTGAATTATCGTAAAAGTAAAAGGGTAAATCTACGAAAAACTCTTCATCGTTATTAGCTGTACTATTTATACCAAGTATATCCTTGTCAGATACCCTGGTAGATACCGTACGTTCTGGATATTTTCCAATAAGTTCTTTGAGAGCCCTTTGTTTTGTTTGTGTAACATTGTGTTCACTATAAATCTGAAGATAATCACTTGGTATTCTTTGTATGATTTTACCACCAATTATCAGATCTACATATTCAATAAGTGCATGACCTATAGAATCTATGTATCTAGGATCATCGTATATTATAGTAGAAATAGCAGGCAATTTCATTTTAACACTAAGAGTTTTCAATAAATCACCTGTATTTTGAGCAACTTTAAACGTTACCTTTCCGCCAAAGTCGGCTGTGTTTTCTGGGTCTATATTTACATATTCTCTTGCAAAATTTGAATGTTTTCTGAAACTTTGCAAAAAGTATGTATAGTCTGGATCTGAAGTAAAAAACCTGTCTTGAGGTCCAGATGCTAAAAGCTGTACACGACCAGCCATTATTAATATAACATTCTAAAATTTTAAACCTGCTAAACCACCACTTACTCTAAGTATATTGTAGTTCACTGCATATACACGTGTATTATTATCATCAACATCGTTTATTGGATCTATTTCAATAGTTAACAGTTTATGAGATATTCTACTCATATTAACTTGTCCAGTTGGATAATAAACTTCTGGATTAAGAGCAAAGCTGTACATTGCAAATTCGGATTGTTTATAGTTTGTAGATGAAGTATATTTGGGTGGACTAATGTGGTGTTTAATAGCTTGTTCGTATACCAAAAACTTGTAGTTTCTGTCAAAAACTGGCTCGTTATTAAACTTCAATTTAACGTTTGTGATTTTATTATATCTATTTGGGTGATTATCACGAACCGCCTCTTCTGATTGCGAAACAAAGAAAAGTTCTCTTACTGGATGCGCAAAATTTAACATTACGGACTTCGTATTTTCGCCAGCTTTCATAACAAATTTTGACATTTGAACTTGTGTGATAACATAATCCAAGGGTCTGGACATCATAAAGTTCCGTTCTCTTTCGGTAAGAAACACAAATTCTGTATCTATAGAACATTTTAACAAATTTGCCGAAACTCCTGGTGATGCACCACCTTCAATTAGTTCTGTAAGTGGTCTCAGTTTTATTTTAACTTCAACTAATTGCTTTGTTAGTGCACACGTTGGTATAGCTAGACTTGGATTACGGTAAAAGTAAAATGGAAGATCCATAAAGTAAGTATAGTTACCCGTATAACTTAAAAGTTCACCATGCCCATTTAAAAAATATATAGTTTGATCGGTGTCATCGTCTGTATTATGAAGCTGTTGATGCATGTAAATATATTCCCCTGTAATTTTTTCAATGGTTTGTCCACCTATAAGAAGTTCAGCACTTTCTACCATATGCGAAATTATGGAAGGACACCATTCATCACCACCAGGTGAGGGGTCATCAAGTGTAACTTTTAATGTCATATTTCTAATAACATCACCTTTATCATTTGGTATCCGATAGTGAAGAGTTTTACCAAAGTCTAAACTGTTACCATCAAATTGACTTTCAACGTAGTCTATTGCAAACTTTGTGTGTCTCTTGAAATTCATCAGGAAATATGAAAATTGCGGATCTCCTGTTAACCATTGATCTTGGATCCCAGTGGCAGCAAGTCTTAAGCGACCTGACATTCCTACATTATGTGAGTAAAATTTTGCTAAATAAAACGGAACACTAATGTAGAATGAATCTTCAGTTGAGGAAATTCAAACCCGAGACCATGAGTGATGATCGGGTGTGCGTGTTTATAGGTAAGCGAAACACAGGGAAATCCACCTTAGTCAAAGACATAATGTACCACAAAAAACATATTCCAGCTGGAATAGTTCTATCGGGGACCGAAGAAGGAAACCATTTTTACGGAGAATTTATTCCAGATCTATTTGTGTATGGTGAGTATGATCGTGATGCGATTGAGAGAGTTATATCTAGGCAGCGGAAATTAGTTGGTACAAAGGGTAAAAATCAAAACAACGGAGCTTTTATGCTTCTTGATGATTGTATGTATGATTCAAAGTTTCTCAAAGATACGTGCATTCGTCAGTGTTTTATGAATGGTAGACACTATAACATCTTTTTCATGTTAACAATGCAGTATGTAATGGATCTCCCACCTGCATTGAGAGCCAATGTAGATTATGTATTTATCCTCAGGGAAAACATTATTCAAAATAGAGAAAAACTTTACAAATCTTTTTTTGGAATCTTTCCAACTTTTGATATGTTCAACAAAGTGATGGATGCTTGTACGGAAAACTATGAGTGTCTCGTATTAGACAACACTGTAAAGTCTAATAAGATCACTGATTGTGTGTTCTGGTACAAAGCCACAGTAAGGAAGGGATTCCGCGTGGGTAGTCCAAACCTGTGGAATCTTCACAAGAAAATGTATAACCCAAAGTATTTAGACCAAAAGGAGGAAGATGCTAAAAAAGCTACGAAGAAGACTAATCTTAAAATTACAAAGACGAAATAACAAATAGATATTCTGTAACTTTACTAGGACGATTTTTTCGGTTGCGACTTCCCTTATAGCATGAATAGTCAATTTCAATTTTTTTATATTTGTATGGTTTGAGAATTTCTTCCCACTCTTCAGGTGTTATGAATCCTTCATTATTGTAAGACACTAAGGTATGTTTAGCTTTTTCGGTTGATAATTTCAAGGTAAGTTTCATAGCATCTTTGATCTTGTTTTTATAATTATACTGACTTTTGTTCCAGTTTCCCGGGATACCTGATACTTTTGAAATTGTATGAGGTCTTTCGTTAGTACAAATCAGATTTAACATAAAATAGTTTGAACCATACGGGTGTTGATTATATGGTGGATCCAGGTATATAAGATCAACTTTTGGAAGGTTTTTCAAAAACTCACATGCATCTTGTCGACACACGGTAACATCTTTACCAGGTTCAATCCATATAGGTGGTTCAACTTCTATCTTTTTTGTTATTCTATCAACTGCGTGGCCACCCTTTCCACCCCAACCACCTTTATGAAACCCTTTGAATACACCGGATGTATTTGTGTGAATACTTGCTTTCACCAGGAGAGGACCGAGACAATATGGTTTTAGTTTCTCTGGAACACATTTTTCAATATAATCCAACATACCATCAATTCTTCGCCCATTTTCGGGTGTATAAAATTGACGTTCATCGGAAGCATAAAGTTCTGTTATAAAACCAATTTTATCCGGACATTGATTCATATTTTCTATGTGTTGAGTTATGTCATCTTGGTCAGCCCATGATGGAGTCTTTAAAAAACAATGAGAAAGGACTTCACAATATCTTTCCAAATCATTTACATACAACTTTTCACAGTTTGTAAGTAACATTCTTGAAACAGCTCCCGAACCGGAAAAAGTGTCAACACAACTAAGTGGCTTTAATACCTTTATAACATCTTCTATTACATGTACAAGTTTTCTTTTGTTACCAATGTAAGTAATTAACGGCTGTTTAACATATTCGGTCATTCTTAAAAATATATCAACGGATTTCTCTAATACAGGCCGCGTCACTCACATTTCTCAAAAACATATGAATATATCAAATGTCTACGGATATAAGTACATTGAATTTGTCGGATAATGGTGATGGTATGGTTTCTTTGAATGATAAACCAACAACCAATTTTATCCCAAATTTATCAGCAGATAAACCACCACCACACGAAGCGTTTTCGCAACCCGAAAAAAATGTGAGTCAAAATAAACAGACGATGGACTCTACTCCAATTAATGATATTATGATGGAACCACCAATGATGATGGATGAGCCCAAGATGCAAGGAATGATGCCACAAATGACCGCCCCACAACCTCAGGGTGCTTATGCTATGCCACAACAAGAAGCGAAGCCAGAAAACAAGAATCCATTCAATCTTACCGATGATCAAATGATTGCTCTTCTTGCTGGTGCCGCCGCGGCTCTTGCTGTATCTAAGCCAGTTCAAGACAAGCTAGTTACTTCTGTTCCAAAGTTCCTCAACGAACAAGGTACTAGAAGCATGGTTGGCTTGGCTTCAACCGGTTTGGTTGCTGCTGTTGTCTTCTACATTGCAAAAGATTACGTTGTGAAGCCTTGATTACTTGATTCCCAACCCATATTTGAATAGATTGAATTATCAATACCTGTATAATAGGTAATCAAAGCTCCTGTGACAAATGCTGTCATGAGCAAAGCACTCAATTTAAGTGTTTTGCTTCTGTCACTTCCATAATCCTTTACGGCATCTTTACTATCACCCCAAATCATATTTACACCATATGTGATCACCAAAGCAATTAGAGTTGTTGTAAGAAAGAAAAGGCGATCCACAGCAAGTCGTGGAATACTTCCAACAATAAGACGCAAAACATTTGGTACAATCACTGTCATCCACACCAAATTGAGATGATAGTTTTCACTCATATGTGGCACTACAGTGATACCATATATGGCAAGCCAGTACAAAATGACCATAATCAAAACACTTAACGGTGTTTTCATTTAATATGCGGTGAGATTATTTATCCTGAATGTGTTGACCACAAAATGGTTTTCTTTCCGGAATCTTTTCGTATATACCCAATTTTACGCATATGTCACGGAGTTCCACGTAATTATTCCAATAATTTTCAGAATGTGAATACTCTTTGACAGATGAATGAGCCAATTCGTGAATAAAAACATGGAATATATCATTTACAGAACCATCTAAACACAAGGCAATTTCTTGTCCTTTATTTGTGTTATAACCAACCGTACCTTTCATTCCATTTATTCCTGTGATTGGGACACATTGAGTGAGCATATGGAATTTTTCATTGTTTGTTTCATGGAGGTGTTCTCGTAGAATCCTATATTTTTCTTTTACTTCGACAAGGGCCTGAGGTTCGCGTGTCTGATACAAGATCCATAAGTTTATGACAATCAATACAATGAATGGGATCATCTCTTATATACAAAGATAAATTTGCTATACAACTCTGATATGGGATTTCCCGTAAGACCTTCCCAGAGTTCCAAACTAAAACCTAATTCTTCAAGTTGTGTAACTAAAAGGTCCTTGTAAGCAATGGGTTCTGATTTTGGACCATCTGCATAGAAAGGTGTATCTACCAGATTTACAAATAGTTTTTCACCAAACCCACCATTTCCATGTGCTTTCATAAGAAAGAAATTACCCATTTCATCTTTTAGAGGAGTTCTAAATATAATTTTTTCCGAATCTGGTATGATACCAATCAATTTTCCACCGGGTTTCATTCTCTTTTTAATTTCTCTAATTGAACTAAAAAATTTATCTCTCGTTTCAAAAATATAGTGAAGTGAAAAATTGTAACACACAATATCAAATTTTCTATTTGGGCAATTGTGGATGTCACCTTCATAAAAGTTGACTCGCATATGCATATTTTTCGCACGAGATTTGGCTTCCATGAGAGCGCTTGGTTCTGGATCGCACATACTCATATTTGCTCCACACTTGTGCCACTTTTGAAGATCACCACCAAAGCCACACCCAACATCAAGTATTTGTTGACCATCTTGAGTTACCCATTGTATGAGTTCCCTCTTGGCATCATTGTGGTTACGGCGGATCTCTTCCATACCTTTTTAATTATTCATTCTTTTAAGGTAACTTAAGTTATATATCTTTTAAATCTGGATTTTCGTGTTATCTATCAATTCACTTTTTTAAGCTGGCTTAAAGTTTTACTGCTTGAATAGTGTATAATGTCTCTTGAACAAGATTACACCACCGTTCCAGGTCAGCTTTACGCATGCCTTTCCGTCGTTGGACCAGAAGCTCCACAAAAGAATGACAAGTTTGGTATCAAGATCCGCGGTGCTTTTGCGAGCCGTGACGAGGCCGCCTCTCACGCCAAGCGTCTCCAAAAAGAAGATAGCACCTTTGACATCTATGTTGTAGACATGTACAAGTGGTTGTTGATCCCACCAGATCCATTGAAGATTGAAGATGTTCATTACCAAAACCAAAAGCTTGAAGAAATTATGACTGGTTACAAGGAAAACCAAGCTGAAGCCACTCGCATGTTCAACGAACGCAAGCGTGATATGATGGAAACTAAGACTTACGTTAAGCCAGGTGATGAAAACTCCATGTTCTACACCAAGCCAGATGAACCCCCAGTTAGTCACCCAGCTGAAGTTCTTGAGCGTCTCAAGAAGGAAAAGCCAGATGCTCCAATGGAAGAGCTCGTCAAGGAAGCTGATGCAATTGTCGCTGCTGAAGTTGAGGAGCGACGCAAGAAGCGTGAAGCCGAAGCCGAGGCTGAAGCCTCTACCGAAGCCAAGATTGAAGAGACCAAGGAAGAAGGAGAACCAGAAGTTTCTTCCGCTTAGATCAAAAATATAATATTTTTTAATTTTAAAACAGGATGTTAAGTATAATCATCGCCGTCATCTTGACTAGTGCATTCTTTATT